GGATTCTTATCCGCAAGCTTAATCGCTTTCTTTGCTACTTTAATTGTGTCCTTAAACCTCAATGGGTTACCTCCTCTAAGTATTGAAGGAATGCTTTCTCAGCACCCTCCGTTGATTTATTGCCTTGAGATACCCAGTGATGACAGAACTCATACAGATGCTTCCCTGTTTTCAGTTTTAAATAATGTTTCAATTTGATAAACACATCTGCGCGAAGACTCATACGTTCGTCACTGTATCTCCAATCGGATTCAATATCCATATATTTATGGGTGATATCAATACATTATAGCATAAAAAAAGAGGGGCAACAACCCCTCTTGATAATGTTATACTAAAATCCTCCTACAAATACGTTTACATAACGACTGACCTTCTCGACATTCAATTAAGCATTCATAGTATTCATTAATTGTTTCTAGTTCCTCTTGTGATTGTTTTACAGATGATTCAAAATTTCTCCACTCATGTAGTTGATTGAATGGAATTAGATTATGCATGATGCACCTCCTTAGTATAGAATAAAACTAAATCATAACTAAGATTTATTTCTTACATCACTAGTCCTCATTTCTATATCTAATTATAAGGGTTTCCTAACATTTTAGCATCCGTAAAAATGCTCAAAAATAAATAGGCACAAAAAAAAGAGGGTCTAAACCCTCTTGGTAAGTAAGTTAATCACTTGATGTAGGTCTTCCCACGATAGCAGAATGTGCCATGGGTTTCCTTGGATTCTACACAACGTGTAGTATATTCAACACCACGATATGAGGTGTGAGTAATCTGTGCGTTGTGAAGGGCAGATGCTTTGTTGATCTGCTTCTTGATCATGTTTAGTGTGTTCATGTTGTTACTCCTAAAGTAATAGAGGGTTTTTAATCCCCGTTCCTTCAGTCGTGTGCGTCCCAATAACATTCAGGATTTGACTCCTTCATTGTCTCAACCAACTCAATCCTAAAGGCATTACTAATGTTCTCATTTTTCTGCATACGCAGGATGATAGCATCAGTTTGCTGACAGGTGAGGGTTGTGTAGAATAATAGTTCTAACATGGAATCAACGGAACCGTTGCGCGACTTACTTGCGTCCTGTGGCGTCTTTCTATGCTATGTGCATAACGAATACCACATGGATGAACGTATGGTAATTATACCATAGTTATTTATTGTTGTCAAACGGTAATGCACTATACTATTTACTTTTTGCTTTGCTTACTTGGATTTTGCCAGAGTTTAGGATTAGCTCTACCCTCTGTTTGTTTCATACTAATCAGACTGTGATACTTATCCCAGTAATAATCAAATATCTCTACTTTTTTAGCAGAGATAGCAATATCATATTGCACACCACTTTCAGTATTATACTCAACAATGTAAGCAGTACATGGTAGCGATGTATCTTTTGCTAATTCAGGATCACAGTTTTCATGAAGTAAATTCAAGAACGATTACCCCACTGAATTTGTGGGAATGCTTCTTCAACACATTGCTTGGTGATCTTCCAACGCTTTCCAATCTGCCTGTCCTTCATTAGACACAACACCTCTGCTTCTCCTTGGTGGAGACCTTCCAGGAGTTGAATGAATAAGGTTTCGCGACGATTTTGAGATACGTTCGCTCCACCTTTAAAGAAGAGATAGAGTTTACGATACTCGTGAACAAGTTTCGTATGCTCTGTCTCTTCAGGTGCTTCATTCTTTTCATACGGGACTTCACCTGGTGGAAGCATAGATACAACACTATCATCAAAGTTTGCAATCAGGATCTGCCTGAGTGCTGGAGTATTATATTCCTGTAAAAGTTTAATTTTTTGTGATTTTGTTTTAGCGTTGCTTATTTTTTGCAGCACTTCATTCAGTAATAATTGCATAACCTAATTAATGTCATAAGTATATTTATTCATCATCAGATTCCTCTTCATCTACAAAGCGAACTGATAATAATTCTTCGTTGATCCACTGACCGTCTCCGTCTAACATTTCTGGATGAATGTTTTCTTCCTGCATACGATACATGTATTCATGGAGTTTTTCGTTTGCTGTCCACCCAGCAATCACACCAACACATAAAAATATAAAGGAAACAGTTGCTGAGAAATAAACGATCGTTGCTTGCGTCATTGGTTCAACTCCAATTTAAATTTGCTTGCTGTCCCACAAAAGTTCAAAGTTGAAATAGACTCTTCGCTTTAGTAGGGTAAAAAACCTAGTGATAGCGATACCTTTTGATGGGGGTTTCGCTTCTTCCTTTTCTGCCTTCGCCCCCCGAAGCATTAATTCTATACCTTTATTTATTTTAAGATCTTTCACTTTTCTTTGACGATACTAAACCAAGTTGTAGAAAGTATCTTGCAAGTTCTGTAACTCCCATCATGGTAGTATCAGGCATATTATCTTGAGATATTACAATAAAAGGATACCCCATAACATTTGGGTATTTTTCTATAAATCTATGCCGTGTAATATTTCCAGATGATCCTGGTTCTATTGCAGTAAAAGATACTTTTGCTCTTTTACAAAGTTCTATGGCATGATTACACATTGGACACCCTTGCATCGTATAAATGGTAATTTGCATAAAAAGAAAATTATTTAACTCTCATAGTATATCACACTTATAATATTCTTGCAAATACATAACGACTTTTTTAAGTAAAAAATACTAGGAAAAATTTTCTCGGATTTATGAAACTGAAAATTTTATTTTGGAAAATAGTTTATTCATTAATGTTGTCTTTTCTCACAACACAATCCCAAGCTTTCTCAAATTTATTATCCCAGTTGTTACAATAAGGAGGATAGAAAGCATTTAGTGCAGCAGTAGTATCAATAATTTGTTGAGAATCACCAGCATCTACTGCTTCTTGCAGTTGGTCAAGAAGAAATGAGAATGTATTAATCTGATTGAATGCCTCTTGAAGAGCATTCATTACAGTCCAAGTTTTGTCAGTCATTAATTTGTTTTGTATAAAGTCATCATACAATAAAAAACCACCCCCGTCAAGCAGAGGTGGACAGTTTAGGAAGTGGTCAAGAATTTGTCCTCAATCTAGCGTAATCAAAAACTTTCTGAGGAATATTAATTCCTAATGATTCTTCAAATCCTTTGAATCCTGGCGCAGAATTTGCTTCACAGATTCTGTATCCGTCATCGTGAAATAATAAGTCAACACCAGCAATATCAAGATCAAGAGCTTTTGCAACTTGAATACTAAGCATTTCCAATTCGTCATCCACATCGTATGCTTCCCCTTGACCTCCACGGGAAATATTGGCTTTAAATGAACCATCAGTAGATTTGCGTTGCATAGCACCAACAACTCTACCACCAATAACAATTACCCTCAGATCTCTTCCTTCTGATTCTTTAATATATTCCTGAACAATCATAGAATTCTTAAAGTCAAGAGAAGAAATAAGTTCCGACAAATCTTCAAAATGTTTAGCGTCTTCACAAAGAAAAACACCATCTCCATGTGATCCAGTTATAACTTTCAGGACACAAGGAAATCCCACTACCTTTTCAACTAACTCAGATTTACATGGAAATCTAGTCAGCATAGTTTTGGGAATAGGAAGTCCTGCTTGTGCCAAAATTTGATTGGCATGAAACTTATCCTTTGATGCTTCAATAGAAGCAGAATTAGGAAGAGTTTGGACATTCATTCTCTCGAATTGTCTGAGAACACTGAGATTAAAATAGTCAGTGCCACTCCCAGTGCGAGCAAGTATGCCGTCAGGCAGAGAAACAATATCATTACAATGTCGAATAGATTTACGGTCATCTCGGGATACAATCAAATCAATTTCGTCAGCATAAACCAAACGAAGATCGATATTATATGTATCTGCTTCTTCAACAAATCTTTGTCTTTCATAGATCTCAGTGGTAAGACGATTACCAAGCATCCAAAGTTTCATTCTACTTATCTCCTAGTATAGTAGTATCGTGTGGATAGGCAAAAAGATATAACTTGTCTAGTATATCTGATAGTTCATTGTAACTATTAGATGTTTTCATTACTGATTGTTGTTTATCTTTTACTATAGAATGAATGAGTTGCCATTGTTCGTCAGTCATAGGTCTAAAGGTTGTTGAGGGTCTCTGTGCCACAGTTTAGAATACACTAACCATTTCTCTTGTTTGTTATCCATTTCAGCAGACCAGTGATGTCCATCCACATCAACAGCATCAAGGTAATGAATACCTTTGCGGTCATCAATCACACGGGTGACTGATACAAACTTTACTTTTTCAATCATCGTTCAGATACTCGTGTTGGTGGGCTTGGTATCGTAGCAGAGTGGGAATACAGGATGGTGTGATACCCATAGTTTGTAGCACTTCTTCAAACCAATCTGCTGTAGCATCAATTACTGCCTGTGCTTCTGCCTCCTCATTAGGTGGTGCTGTTTGAAGAGCATTTTCAACCATTTTGAGTAGTTTTGTTTTGTCAGTCATACTTTGCCCTCCAGTTCCACATCTTCTGTAAGATCCTTCAATCTATTCATTACATCATCCATTGGAATGAGTTTCTCTTTACCACTCTCAATATCTTCAACCATTTGTTGTAGATGTTCTAGAAATTCTTTTGGTAGTGTGTCATCCTCACCAAGGTAAGACCAGAAGCAATCATTACACTCTTCGTATGGATCATCATAGAACATGAGGGCATAATCTTTCCAGTTGCCTGTCATAAGATCTGCCCAGTTTCGGAATGAATGATTGATGCTCTGCCACCCCGACATCCAGCAGTGACCAATCCAATAGTCCCACCAATTCATCTTTGGTTTATTTGGTGATGTGCCTTTGACTTCTCTACTGAATGTCATGCTACTTCATCGGCAGAATCAAAATTGTCAACACGACCCCAATCCCAGGTGCGCTCAATGATACCTACATCAAAACCAAATTTGTATGCCCAGAACATAATACTCAATATACAACCATTACCAGATTTGATTTGAATATAGGGCCAAGCAGGAAAATCATTCCAACTAACAGAACCTTGAAACAATGCCCAACGCTTTGTGAATAATAGTTGGACATACCAATCTGTTCCAAAGTCATAACGATGATTGAGTTTGATGATGTTCATTTCCATTCTCCTTTTGATGATGTTCATTTCCATTCTCCTTTTGATGAATGATCGTAGTCTTGTAGTTTACCATCTTTGAAATGAATACGACACTCGGGCCAATGTTCCCACTCACCATCCCATTGTTCAGGGTAGATTACTATGTATTTGGTGATATTCCAGGGTCTAACTTTACCATGTGTGCCATTTGGAATCCAACGGAAGTTGAACAATGCCACCTCACTGTAACCCTCATCACCTTCTTTGAGTTCTACAAAGTCGGCAGTATGGGAGTAATCAATCACATACAATTGACCATCAGGAGAGATCCAGTATTGTGACATTGTGCCACCAATACCATACTCTTCAATGTCTTTTGTTTGGCAGACACCAGAAAAACTCTCACCCAGAGGATAAGAACTCCTCACATAGTCAAACATCCCCATCAGTCATTCCCCATGAAATACTTTTGATTGCCCCACTCTGCCATCTCTCTCAGTTGTTCATCAGTGAATTGAGTGAAGATAGAATAGCGACCAACATTATCAACTGTGCCCATAGGACCAGGCTTCAGTCGTGCCCATTCTTCATCACGCTGCTTGAAGTCTTGGTATTTCTTCTCCAGGTCTTCATCCATCGTGAGTTCATACTCTTTACAGACCTTACGCTGCTCTTCTTCAAGCACCATATCATTGAAGACCAATGACATAGCACCAGAACGAATAGAACCGGGAGACATACCCACACACAACATAAACTTCTCAAATAATTTGAAGTATTGTCGTGCGTTGAGATCAGCAGCAGGTGCTGTGATCACAAAATGTTCTTCGGGGATGGAATCACTATCAACAGTAGAACCAAACCCACCAGTATAGGTGGGCGTGTAGGTAGCGTCGAATTTTAACTGGACGGTTGCTTCGTAGGTCATGGGTCTGATGTGTATGAATCCATTATACAATAAAAAACCACCCCAGTCAATGAGGTGGTGGACAGTTTAGGAAGTGGTCTTATTCATCATAGTATTTTTGTGCGTCTTCTGACCATATTTTAAGAACATCTTCAGCAGGATATGTTTTCACTTTGCCGCTATCAATATCATCTACCATTTGCATTAGATGCTCAAGAAATGCTTTAGGATAAACTTCGTCCTCACCAAGAGTTTGCCAAAACCATTCTCTACATTCTGTGTATGAGTCATCATAATCAAGCACAGTATATCCATCATAATTTGATGTCATAAGATCTGCCCAGATGTCGAATGCAGATCTAATAGTTTGCCATCCAGTCATCCAACAATGACCTATCCAATACTCATACCAGTTCATACTTCATGGGTCTGATGTCTATGAGAGTATTATACAATAAAAAAGCACCCCGTGCAAGGAGTGCTGTGACGGTTTAGGGAGTGGTCTTATTAAAGGTTTAGTGGGTTTCCTTTAATAAGACCAATCCTTATTAAAGGTTTAGTGGGTTTCCTTTAATAAGACCAATCCTTATTAAAGGTTTAGTGGGTTTCCTTTAATAAGACCAATCCTTATTAAAGGTTAGAGAGATATTCTACCATATAGCATAAAAAAAGAGACCGAAGAGTTGGAATATTATGAGAAGAGTAAGCATTTTATTAGTGCTTTTGTTTTCTATATTTCCAATTTTGGTTTCCAGTATTTACTTCCTTTGTTCTTTGTATAATTTTATCCCTACAAGTCCCTTCACCATAATTTGGATTATTTTCTCCCGACCAAGCACCTCTTTCTATTGCTTTTTGAGAGATTTTATCTCTAACTTCTTTATCGTCCATAGGATTTCCATAGTCGTTTCTGTGTCTTATTTTAACTTCCATTTCGTCTAATGATTTTCTAATCCAAACCATTCCACATCCCAAGATTGATTTTATTTCTTTGAGAGTTTTACCTTCAGTATAAAGTTCAGCAATTTTTTCTGGCGGGCAATTTTTTCTCAACTCCTTTATTTTATTTTCATTCACTACTTGTAAATGATTTTTCTTTTTCATTATTTTACTATGATTTGGTCTTTTCTTCCCTCTACGAAGTTCTCCCATTCTTTTTCTTTGTTCTTCTGTATAAACATACCCAGAAGGACCATCGCCACCATCTGTTAGATTATAAAGAATACCAGTTTCCAAATCCTTTCTACCAAAGACAGAAATCATATAAATTTCGTGCTTGAATGCTTCTTCTTCAGTTAGATTTTTCTTTAATATTAAAATCCTATTCCTTGATGGAACATAAGCACTATGCCTTTTTCTATCATATGCTCGTTTTCCTTTTCCCTTACCAATATAGTAAGGAGTTCCATCTTCACGCAAATAAGCATAAGTATAAAATACATTTTCCATTACTTCCAATCCAAAGTTAGTTCTATACTTATTTATAAAAAAAGGAACTCCGCGGAGTTCCCTTATCATACCATTATTTGGTTTTTATATCAACCAATAGAAGGAGCAGTTAGAGCAACCGAAGTTGTTTCTGCTGCCGCTAGGTCTAAAGGAAAGTTGTGTGCATTCTTAAACTTTCCTTAACTATCTGATATTGCTATCAGGATTGGACTATATCATCACCATTTCTGGTGTCGGACGCTTATTCCTGTTATTAAGGGAACTATATCCCTCAGGTAGTCTCTGAACCTTTCCTAGATGTATCTAGGACTTGGATGCTGATTGCCCACTTGGGGTTTCCAGCAATTCATCCGATTTAAAGAGCGCAAAGCACAACTTGACGCTCGTGCATAACCTCCATTCCCAGTCCTGCTCTTGTTAAAATGTCCGCCCATGTGTTTACCACACGACCCTGACCATCAAGGATGGACTGGTTGAAGTTGAAACCGTTCAAATTGAATGCCATGGTGCTAACACCAAGAGCAGTGAACCAGATACCAACAACCGGCCATGCGGCAAGGAAGAAGTGCAGTGAACGGGAGTTGTTGAACGATGCATATTGGAAGATCAAACGACCGAAGTAACCATGAGCGGCTACGATGTTGTATGTCTCTTCTTCTTGACCGAACTTGTAACCATAGTTCTGTGATTCTGTTTCAGTGGTTTCACGAACTAAAGACGAAGTGACCAGAGAACCGTGCATCGCACTGAAGAGTGATCCGCCAAATACTCCCGCAACTCCAAGCATATGGAAGGGATGCATGAGAATGTTATGCTCTGCTTGGAAGACGAGCATGTAGTTAAACGTGCCCGAAATACCGAGAGGCATAGCGTCACTGAACGATCCTTGTCCGAAAGGATAGACCAAGAATACTGCAGAAGCGGCAGCAACGGGTGCGGAATATGCAACACAAATCCAGGGGCGCATCCCCAGGCGATAGGACAATTCCCACTCACGACCCATATATGCATAGATACCGATCAGGAAGTGGAAGACAACGAGTTGGAAAGGACCACCATTGTAAAGCCACTCATCAAGTGAGGCAGCTTCCCAGATGGGGTAGAAGTGAAGACCAATTGCGTTGGAGGATGGGACAACAGCACCAGAGATGATGTTGTTTCCATACATGAGTGAACCAGCTACGGGTTCACGGATACCATCGATATCGACGGGGGGTGCTGCTACGAAAGCAACGAT